TCTGTGCCGGTCTGTGATGCCGGAATGACGCCTGTACCGAAACCACCCAGACCGAAACCACCCAGACCGAAACCCGTACCAGCAGCTGACGGACCCAAAGCTATCTTGTAAACAAGCTGGGCCTCGCCACCATTCATTGCAAAAGAGCTGGAACCGGTTGCCTGCGATCCTGCTGCGATGGTGAACGTATTAAGTGTTGGCGTAGTCAGAACACTGTATTCACCATCTATCGTTACACCATTAGCGGTAGTCGGAATATTGAAGTTGACTTGGTTGCCAACTACCTGACCGTGTCCGATAAATGTAACCAGAACAGTTGAGCTTCCATTTGTAGTGGTGAAAACTGGAACGCTGGAAAATACGATGTTGTCGCCATTACCGACACCCGTCGTGTTATTGCTTAAGGTAACTGTCGACCCTGTCGTACCCGTGACCGTCGTGTTCGCAGGTATAGCGGCTGGAGTTGTAATGTCGAAGGCAACCATCCCAGAAACAATCCAAGCAGGGGTCGAAGCAAAATGGAGTACATTGTTGCCAGACGCTGTAGAATTATTAGTCGCGGTAGGGTTATTTTCAGTTGTCGTCGCATTATTGGCCGCCTGTATTTGATAAGAGTGGGCTCCAGAAATTTGTGTGATCTGATACAAACCAGAAAGAATGATGCCTCCCTGTGATACAGGGACATTGAACAAAACGGCATCATTAACTGTCACGTTATTGATATTTGGGTCTACGACAGTGACAATATTGCTATTCGCTGTTGTAGAAAAATTTGGTGCAAAGTTAGATATCAGAACCTGTGGGCTGATGTCCTGCGCACTGTTGTTAAAGATAACGGCAAGTTGCGTTGTCGTTCCAACACTCAGGTATTTGACGTTGTTCAAATCCTGCCATGCATGCAGATCGCGCGGAATGCCACCTACAGGGAAAGGGTAGAACTTTGTCCAGCCTCCAAACTTCTGGATCAAACTGTCCCGATATCTTATCAACTGACTTTGCGAAACACCCGCTCGTAAGAGCAAAGGTGTCCGCTCGACATTAACGCCGGGCTGGAGAGTAATCGAACCAAAAGGCATGTATTATGAGCGCGGAGGAGTTGAAATTTGAATTGGCTGCTTGGGAGACCAAGCCATAGAAGCGTACTTCTTGCGAGCTTCTTCTATGTTTGCTGAAGCCATCAATTCTTTATAGTGACCATCCCAAGCGACAGCCTGCCCCGGGTTGTCGACCATCGCACCATAGTTCTGCAGATAACCAGTTCCGAACACCATTGATGCTGCAAAAAACAAGTCAGGCAAATATTGGGTCAGGTACGTGGTTGGGTTGGTTGCACTTAAAGGAATTGGACGAATAGTGCCGACAACTTCCATTGTATAAGTAGCATCAGGCGCAGGCCCGACAATGATAGTTTGATCTGTGATCATCGCATAATAGATCGGAACAGATGGCGTAGTTGCTGCAGTTTCATTGCCAAAAACGTTGTCAATGAATTCCCGTGTCGTCGGCACCAATTGAACTCTGTTAGTTGTCGTACCTGATGGAGTAAAAACGTTAAGAGACTCACTGACTACGAAATGCTGGGGAAAGGTGAAGTTACGGCTATTAGCCGTTAACGACCCAGTATGATCACGAACTACAGTGGTCAGTAGATCAAGCTCACGATAAATTCGCTGCTCGGCATCATCAATGATGTTTGGAAGTTCAGTAAGGAAGTTTGCATCAGTTGATGGAACAACCAATGTGTTAGCCAAGGATATGACGTACTGAGAATAGTTGTAGGACATCTTAAGTAGCTACAAGCCAAATACCTGAAACCATAGACGGCTGGACGTTAGTATGCAGCGCACCTCCAGTATTATTAGATGCCACTGATATAAAGTTTGTAGTAACGAAAGAGACTGATTGAAAAGAGCCATTGACAATGGCTGGAATATTAAAACCTCCACCCGGAGTGTTGATGACTTGTCCGTTTGTACCATTTATCAAAACTGTGGTAGCTCCAGTACCTATGGTTATGTTATTGAAGCCACTAGAAGTTATTGATGGGATTTGATTTGCATTAAGAGTTACTGATTGATTATCGGCGGCAGAACCTAATACTTGTCCATTGATACCGCTTCCTGCTGCTGTAATGCGCGTACCTGTGCCGTCATAAGCAAGGGGAACACGTCCGCGTAAATCTTGCACGCCGAATGTCGTAGACCCATTCCCACCAAAACTGGCACCATATAAAGCGCCAAGTGCTGGAAAGGTGGCAATGCTATATACAGTGCCATCATTCAAAAGAAATGGAGGAACAGTACAAGCTGTTATCCAAGCAGGAACTGCGGTAACTCCGCCGAGAAATTTCAGTTCACCCGGAATAGCATTTTTGACTAGCCAGACATCTGTGCCGTCGCTCCAAATCTTCATAACAGAGCCTTGTGGAGTGGCTACTACTTTGCCAGCTCCAGCTGCTACGAAGGACAGAACGAAGTTTCCTGTCGTCAGATTTTGGATTGTATATTCACCCGGCAGCGGCAGTGTGATTTGAACGCCACTTGTCAAAGCTCCAGTGAACTTCAGAATTCTATTTGTGCTCTGAAATGGTCCTGCGCCCGGGGTAACAGCCCCCGCAGGCGCAGTAAGTGTTATAGGAGTATTAGAAACACTGATTGATACAACACCACCAAGAAAGCCGTCTAGTTCCAATGAATTGTTATTCATTGGAGTATCCCAAGTGCCGGGATCAGAGCCTCGTGTTGGAACCGCTAAAAGGACATTACTGGTAGTTGGATCAGCCATTTATTTTTTGTCAGTGTCGTGCTCTGCTGGCTTGTCAAGCTCCTTGATTTTGGCCAAAGCCTTGTTCAGGTCTTCAGTCAAACCACTGGCTTTAGCTTCAGCTGCGGCCTGAGCATCTAGCGCATTATTGCGCTGCTGCTGCAGAACAGTGATAGCTCGCTGCATGAAAGCAGGATCAGCACCCTGCGCAAAAGCTGGTGCTGCGATAAGCAAAGCGATTATAGTAACGGAAATTTTCTTAATCATGTATTTTGTCTCCACGACGTTCTAGGTTGTTGATTCTTTGGTCTACGTTATTCAGTCTTTCGCTGATGCCATCTATTCTGACAGTCTGCACAGCGATCTTAGTTACGACATCCGCCATAGCTTTTATTTCGCGCTGCATATCCCTGACATCTTCTTTCAAGGATGTGACGCTATTGTCGGTACGGATGACCATTTTGTAGCCTGCGAGTAGGAATACAATTGTCTGCACTCCTACTCCCATAAGCTGTAGTATCCACGGTTCCACAGTAGTCTGCCCTCACTAATAGTGGATTTTATTTTAGCGGGTGTATGTTCCGCTAACTGCTACTGGACCTACACCCGGAACGATGACTGTAGCCACGTTCACTCGGAGACCCGGTGAAGCCAAAGACTTCAGACGAGCACTCTGCACTGCTGGTGCAGGAGCTGCAGCGATAGCGGCACAGACAGCTTCAGCCACAGAAGCTGCAGCAGGAGCTACGCCACCTACGCCCGGGATCAGGGCAACAATTGTCTGAACAGTAGGAACGAACCCACAGACCAGATTGGCGTCTGCCTGAACCTCAGCCTCATACGTTGCAACTTCTGCAGAGATAGAAGCTGGAGTTACGCCAGCACATCCACCCAGAGAGACAGCGCCAAGTAGAGCGGCACTGATTACAAGATTCTTCATTTTAACTTCCCTTTTGCTTAGAGTTTATTACGGCAACTGCCGCATCAAGTGCCTTGGATACAACCTCTTCCAAGGCATCGTCTGGTACCATAGAACTATCGAAAGCACTATAGTCCTGAATAGCTTTTCTGGCAGCTTTGCAGGCTGCATTGACCACGTCTTGAGTAACTACGACCATTTTAGACACCTTTTAGGTATTTAGAAAGTATATCCAAGTTAAACCCTTCTGGAGATAGTTTGGTAGTATTATTAATAACTTCCAAGCTCAGATATGCAAGCCCTTCGTCCATATAGGTCGCCACCCAAGCTGGTGTGGCTGCTTGCAGTCTTCCCCAAGTAATGAAAACGAAATTACCTGCACTATTTCTGCCTACACATGGAATATAGTGTCCGCCGACAATTTTGTCATTTGGAACTACTGCCCAAGGCTGGCCTCCCATAAACTGATGTTGCATAGTAGATGGAACTCTGACGCCCACTCCCACGGCTCCGAATATCCATGCAGCGACCGCTAACTGGTCTAGGTTTCCAGCCTCTAGGGCTGCGTAGGCGTCGATCTTATGGCGGTTCCCAAAGGCATCCACATAGCCAACTGTCTGCCTGTATGCAGCTGCCTGCTGCATATCCGTTCCCTGATCCGAATCAGGGTTGTTTGGATCGAACCCAGTGATGGCTGAATAGTCCGACAAGACACCCGCAGAAGTGAATTGAGCCATCTTCTGTGAACCTTCTGCGGTCCACACCATGTGCTCATGCGCGCCACCGGCCTCCACGCAATCACCCCAAATATCGTTAGCAAGCATCGTCCAATTGGTTGAACCACTCACATGCCCGAATGATTTAGGAGGAACTGGTAGAGGGTCGTTAAATACTGCAGAGAACTTCAGCTCTACAGCATCTGGTCTAGCGGGTGCTTTGCCGTACTTGTACATTAGCCCTGAGCCGTTTTGGTCACTGCATCAATCGACGCCTGAGTGGGCGCGATCTTATTGACTGTCGGATCAATTGCCATCTTGGCAAGTGTTGCATTGGCATTTTCGTTGACTTCGATCCTCTCAACACCCGGCATTGCCAGCACATTCTTAACGGTCGATGACTGCCCGGATACGACCGTAAGAACAACCGAAGCTATGGCAACCAAAAGGCCAGAGGAGGCGATTATGGTGTGCGCTACATGCTCACCAAACAAATCATTAAGCTGGGTTGTAGAAGCAGAAAGCACACTCAATATACCGATGATGATAGCGATTATTTGGTTTGTATTTAAGTTCATTTTCATTATCCCTGTAGAAGTATAAATTCCCCGTCAAGCGTTTCTGCTATTGCAGTACAGTGATGCGTCCAATCTCCACAATTGTAGTATCCGTCTGAAACCTTGGGAGAGTGGATATGTCCGCAAAGTATCTTATCGTGCCCCCTCTTCCGCATCTTCATTTCGAACTTTTTAGTATGCCTTTCGATCAGCCTACTAAATATTCGACGTAAAGTTTCCCAAGCTGGAAGACTGGTAACCCTCTCGAACCAAGTAACCAATCCAAGCCAGAGATGGTGTGGCAGCAGATCAGTTTCGTCCCCGTGCGTGATGAACAATAGACTTCCATCAGCACAATCATGTGAATAGTTTTTACAGACTTTTAAATTGCCATAGAGGCCAAGATGATGTCTGAACAACGCATCATGGTTGCCGGGAATGTAGATGATTTGAGTCCCGGCTAAGGCCTTTTCAGCGAGTAGAGAAATGATATCGTGATGGTAGTCGGGCCAATTATATAAGTGATGCTCTTCGACGATATCACCAACCAGATAGATGCGGTTGGCGTCGTTGTATAAAAGAAACATATACAACCGTTCGGCCTTACAATTCAAACTTCCCAGATGAAAATCACTTAAGAATAGGGTTCGATAGTTATTTAGGACGGTGATCATAATAGGATGTTGTCAGAGGCTTACCAAATATCCAAATCCATGCCCAATTAGCGATATATCGTAGACCAATCACAAAGAAGCCTTCAGCTTCCATCCGTCTAGCACTAGAAAACGTCCACAAGTCTAAATCAAACTTTACTTTCCCAACCTTAGATAGTCTTACAGCCGTATCAGTGTCGTCGCCATAAAAATCTATTTCCGTATTAAACCCGCCAACTGCCACTAAAGCTGATTTTCTCAGAATACAGTTTCCACCTGTCGTCATTGGAAGCACATAATGAACTGCTTTAGCAAAAAGATAGAATAAGAAACCAGTCAATCGTTTCCCTAAACCTAAATCATGATACACAAGTGGTCCTGCTGCTGCGACCACCTTTCGATCATCCATAGTCGCCAGAGCAAAGCGAACCCACTCCTCTGGCAGGAAGTTGTCGGCATCGATGAAAGCAACAAGCTCATACCGTGCGGCCTCAAGGCCTGCCTGACGTGCTCTGGTCACCCCTTTGCGCTTCTCGCTGATGACCTTAGCTCCCAAACCTTTGGCTCGATTGGAGGTGTTGTCGGTTGAGTTGTTGTCGACAACTATGATCTCGTATTCCTTGATCTTAGCCAGAGCTACGGCATAGCGAATACTGCCGATGCAGTCAGCAATCAGCTCCTCTTCATTGTAGGCCGGGATGACAAATGAAATCATTGTGGAACCATAGCCAAGGCTTGGTTCTTGGCGAACCTGACTCTATTCAGCCAACCTTTGATAAATCTAGGCTGGTTCAGGCTTTGGTAGAAGGCAGCACTGGCTGCAGAGACTTTTGTAATCATGGCTGATGCATTGCAGTTGAGAATAGCTATTCGAGTAACAGGACCGATACGGCCATCTGCCGCTACACCTAATGATCTTTGCAGCAATAGTGTGGCCTCATGTGAGCCTTCTAGAACTGCATTATTGAAGAACAAATAATCCAAACCTGCTGGCATCAGATCACAATAATTCGGTGCCCAATACTCATCATGATAAATCGTATCGATATCATTCTCAGGGGCCTGCCACACATCTAATGTTGGCTGACCCTTTTCCTTACGCCAAGCATCGTACTCACGTTGTGTAATACCACGAGAAGTGCGTCCGCCATGATCTTGCGGATCATCATCATTGCCGCCTTCTGACTGCAAGACCAGCTTGAGACTGGCTGGAAAATTAGATGCAGTCATTATAGCACCAAATTAACCGTCAGAGCAGTTTGAAAAAATAAAGGAAGGCTACCGCTACCATAAAATGAACAACCAGCGGCACTGGAAACAGCTTCAATTGCATAAAGGGTGTGAAGTCCGACACCCGGATAACCTGCAAAAGACGCGGGTATGGCTGTGGCAGTACTTGATGCAGACGTAATACCCGCTGATCCAGAAAATGCAGCAGTGCTATCAACTCCTATCCCACTATCGCAATTAACAGAACCAAGAGCTATAGCATACGCATTGTATTGAGCCGATACAGCATCTTCTGATAAGCCTACTACATATTGCGCGTTCATAGTGCTTGAACCAAAAGCTTGGCGCCAAGTGTTTGCGGTTGTATAATTTGCTGAGCTACCAGTAGAGCCAGTCATACTTGCGACTGGACGCCTATTATACATATTCCAAACGCCAAATACAGCTTGTCCTGCTGAGGAGGTTATAGTACCAAATATATAGCTAATTTGACCATTACCGGAAGCAATCACTGTACCCAAATAAGTACCTTGGTTGGCACTTACAGAACCATAGTTAGTTGCGCCGTTGAAGCAGTTCGCCAGTGCATTTTTATTAGTGATGTATGGTCTAGTAGTGCGATCCAACACTGTGAATCCAGTGCCACGAGAAGTGGTAGAACCACCGTCTGAGGCCCAACCGCCACCGCCGCCGGTAGAAGACGACATTGCTAAACAAATACGATTTGTTCCGCCATGAACCCACCAAACGTCATAAACTTGACCACCAACCACTTGACCCGCTGAAGCAGCTGACACCATCGCATCTGTGACTTCACAGGAAGTAATCGTGTCCAGTTGGTCAATTGATCCGTTATAGTACGGAACCTGATTACCAACATAGCAATCATAGCGCAAAGTAGCCGAGTTTACTTGTGAGGTGATCATCACAGGCGTATTAGCCTGCAGCGTCAACCTGCCAGCTGGTGGAGGGACAGAACCTGTAAGCGTACAGGTTCCTGTTGTAGAGATGTTGCAAGTTCCTGTCTCAGCCAGACCAGTGCTCGCTGTGATCGTCACGTTCGAAACTGTACCTGCGCTGCTCCATGAAGGCGTAGAGGCGCCCATTGTCAAAACTTGTCCATTGCTTCCAGCTGCCAGAGCTTGCCAGCCTGTGCCTCCAGCAGCACGATAAAGAATGCTGCCAGTTGACGATCCGATAACATCCAGAACAGCGGAAGGTGTGGTTGCGACCGGGGTTCCTGAACCGCCTCCTGTATATGCAAGCACGTTGCCTGTCGCTATCGAAGCGAGGCTGAGCGTTCCTGTGGTCATAATAGGCCCACCTGTCAGACCACCGCTGGTAGCAACATTGGTGACAGTACCTGTACCTGTCACGGTCGACCATGATGGGTTTGCTGCCGCACCGCCTGTGGTCAGAACCTGACCATTGGTACCCGGAGCCAATGCGACCCATGTCGTGCCATTACGATAGAGAACATCACCCTGCGTTGTAGCAATGAAGTCCAAAACGTTGGAAGCAGTCAGTGTAGATGGAACAGCTGTGCCGCCCGAGTTATTGCCCAACACTGAGTTATTACTGATCGAAGGCAGCTGCGCCAATGTAGCATTGCCATTGATGTCCGTGAAACTTGGCTGTGATAGGGCTGGAATGCCCAATGTAGAAATTGAGTTGATCCAGTTGGAAGTGACAGGGGCGATAGCTTCCACGCATCCAATCGTCGAAAGTGTTGGAGCCACGCACTGAGCAGCTGTAATAGAGCCGCTAATGTCCGAAAATGCTGGCTGTGTTTGGCTTGGAACACCTGAAGTCGAAATGGCGTTGATCCACTGATGCGATGTAGCGGCAATGGACTCGATGCCACCCAGTGTCGATGCAGATGGATTAGGAAGATCAGCGCCGACCAAAGCACGGAAGGCTGGAGTGTTCTGACCACCCGATGTCGGACCAGCAAATACGGTGTTTGCGTTCTGATTGACAAAAGCGCCGGTCAGCGTTCCTGTAGTAGTCACAGGAGAACCTGATATTGAGAAAACAGAGCCCGGGAGAGCTAAACCGACCGAAGTGACCGTACCACCGGCACTTGGAGCAACCCAAGAGGTGTGACCTGCACCGTCAGTTTGCAGAATGAAAGTGTTTGATCCACTGGTGCTAGGGAGCTGGAACAAACCTCCAGCACCGGTCGTAGAAGCGACACTAAGCATCGTGGAACCGGAAGTCGCGCCTTGCAGGGTCAGAGACCCGCCAGCCGTTCCATTCAGACCCAATGACGGGGCAGCAGTAGCAGACCACAATGAGGAACCGCGATTAAGGACTGTGCCATGCGTCGAAGGTGCGCCAAAGTTACGATCCAAGAAGGTCGACATATTGGCCCAGCTAGGTAGGGTCTGGGAAGCTGTAGGATTGCCGCACAGCGTGCCAGCACCGGGCTGGCCCGAACACTCGGCATAGGCTGACGAAGCACTCAGTGACAGTGCTAATGCGATTAAAATGGCTTTAAGCTTGAGTGACATAGAATCCGTTACCAACTGCGGCTGGATATGGGTTTAGCCAAATTCCTTCATAAGGAATTTGTAAAACAACTGAAGACAGGCCATCGGCTGTCTGCCCGCCAGAGAAACCTATTGTGATAGTATTTATGGAACTGATGTTCCCGGCTACATCCTTGATCAGGATAGGCTGCGTGTATTGTGCTGATGGCAACAGTGTTACCGTGAATGGTGCGGCTACAGTCAGGTCCATTAAAATTCGGAAGTCGCTGTTGATCGAGTTATAGGAAGTTCCAGTCTTGATGACTGTCGGATTAGATGACAGGAACGAAGCGAAATAAATACCAAGTGTCTGTGTAGTGACCTGATAACTCAAACCAGAGACAGCGTTTCCGGGCGAAACAATGTACATAACCTCGCTACCGGTAAGAGTACCGGTAAGCGTGTTGAAGCTAGTTAAGCGACCATCTTGAGGAATATTGGCCATTTAGGATGATGACAGGTACTGCATTATGAGGTTGACGGTTCCTGTCTGATCGCACATGACCAACTGAGGACCAGAGCCCCAAGGTGGTTGTTGATTGTTAATACCGGCTCTAACGCCGGTCTGGGTGACTAAGACAGTCTGCTCTTCATAGTCGAAATCAGGTACGCGAGCATTGACGATTGGCGGCGGATCAGGAGGCAGGATGATTGTACGAAGCTGTTCCTGCGGAATATCATAACAACGATCACCACAAACCAGCACTTCCATATTGTACAAGTGCATGCCACCCCACTCGTACTGCCAAACCAAATCACCGCGATTGCGCCAGAAGCCGCAACGGTCGCATTGACACCAAGCTTCCGGATTATTCGGGTCTACCTTGGCATATTTCGGTAATGGATCAGCCATTATCGGTAGTACCCACTTAGCCCGGGAGTTATATAAATCTGTTCGTTCTCTACCTGCTTGTTCGCCTTGGCATAGGCCTCAATGAAGTCCTGCTTTCTCTGCGCTTCCAGTGCAGGAGCATGGTGGCGAGAGAGACGATATGCTAGGTCAGCAGTGTAAGCATTCAAGAACCAGTATGGGAGCTGTGCATTGCCTCCCTGAGCTATTGTCGCATCCTGCATCTGCGTGTAGGCGTAGTAGCTCATTGTATAAGTGGCGTTGTTATCAGGCACCGGCCACAAAGTTATGGTCGACGGGATAACTCTGTTCCACCAAAACGTAGTCGGGAAACCTTGTTCAGATGGCTCAGCCAAACTGGCATAGTCTGTTCTGGAAAATGGAAAGATCAATCGGTTGGAAGAACCGTTGTTTATATAAACATCCAGAACCGAAACAACATTAGCCGGAACTGTATAGGTGCTGACGCCAACAGTCAGAGGCTGAGAAATTAGCTCTACTGTCCACCACATAATTCCGTCTGCAGCCCAGTCAGCCTGAAGGAGGTTGGACTCCATCCAAGCATTTTCCATATGCTCAGCCAAAATTTCGGTGCGCTTGACCTGACACCTAGAGAAGGCGTTGATGGCAAGCTGACCGATTGGTGGATTGAAATTATAGGTACCAGAGGTCGCCATTACGGCTTAACCTATGCCAGCCTGCACGAACCTGCAACGGATGACGCCCGTACCTGAATTGATCAGGACACGAGTAGCTACGAATGGGGTAGAGATGGTGCTGTCCAATGTAGTCGTCTGGGTAATCATCGTTGATTCGTTGAATGCCAGAGGAAACAGAGCGCCACCCATGAGATTGTTTGGATCGTCATAGGTGTATTGAACAGTGTAGTTGACCGAACCAGAAACAACTTCGACAGCCATACCCAAGTTCATTGGCGGGTTGACCATGAAGTTCCAAGTCTGCCATGCAGACGATCCCACGCCATTGGTCCCTGCAGAAG